GATAGCGTGGGTAGTCAATAAACTCAACCGCTGCCGCGCCGGTAATACCTTCATCCGGCTCGTCCCACACAAGCAAAAACATTTTTCCCGTACGCATTGCGTACTCCACCTGCTCAATGGTTATAAAGTCCGGTTCGATATCAATACTCTTTTGTAAGAGTGGCGCAGCTTTATCCCATACTGTGGGCAGTTGATGAGGGGGTATGTGGTACAGCGGCATATTTAAGCTAGGTACTTTTCAGGGTTGATCTGCTTGCCTTGCTTCTTTGTGCCAGTGCGAGCTTTGCGGATTCTGTCCATCATCTTGTACAACTGTTTAGCGCCTGCTTCAGATGAGCCATTACCAAGGTGGGAAACCACATCGGCAGGAATCACAAACTCTTCATTGGCCAAGCGTGCGGGTTGTTTGCCAGCAATTGTTGCAGGAATGTCGTCAGACATACCGTCTCCGGGGCCTTTGAGTAAGCGACCACCACGAGCGTAATCAGAATAGTCGCCCAAATCCGCAATGCCGCCAACAGCATACCGAGGTTGATAAGGAGTAGGTTGGACGGGGTTGTAGGCTTGATATGTGTTGCGATTAAACGTAGATTTGTACTTTTCTTCTTCTTTAGGTTTGGGCTTGTTCAGCATCTCGTACCCAGTCGCACCCATCATGCCTGTCAGAAGCTTGTTTGGCAACGACATGTTCATAAACTCCTCAACCATTCCGGGCTTTGCGGCAGGTTGTGCCCCTGATCCTGTTAAGTTGTAAGTTGCGGTTTGATTCAAAGGTGTCTTTATGCCCTGTGTTTCCATCCCGTAATTAAGCATTCTGTCCTGTGGTAGGGAGTTTACAGAAGTTGGTGCAGGCGATGGTACTGATCCTTGCATTATTTGTAGTTCTGCTGGCGTGTAGGACGTAGCGTTACTTCCTGACCCAATCTGCACGGCGTTTCCTTGATACCCTGTTCCGGGGCCTCCAAGGGAGGGAAGCGTAGGGGCTGGAGGGGGCGGAGGGGCAACAGGTGGCGCAACAGCGGGGCCAGCAAAGGATTGATTTAAAAATTCCTGCCCCGTCATGCTAGGGGTGTTTGCTTGTGCGTTTTGGAAGGCTTGTAAAACTTGTTCCTCTACTGTAGGTACTTGCCCCGTAACAGGTACTTGCCCCGTAACAGGTACTTGACCCAAGTTCAGCGTTTCAATCCCTGTGGGTACTTGACCCGTAACAGGTGCTTGCGCCATGTTCAACGCTTCAATTCCTGCGGATGGCGTGCCTGTAACTTCTTGTGCCAGTGTTTGAATGCCGCTGGTGGTGGCTTGTTGTGTGGCAGCTTGTGTTGCCGCTTGTGCGGCGGCTTGTGTGGCAGCTTCAGCGGCGGCTACTTGTGCAGCTTGTGCGGCGGCTACTTGTGCGGCGTGAACCGCTGCGGCTTCGGCAGCAGCAATAGCGGCAGCTTCGGCGGCGGCAATCTCGGCGGCGGTTAGGGCAAACGCTGGCATAAATTACTCCTTGAATTGGGGCGACTCTAAGCCAGTCCCACGCAGATTATGTAAACAACAAAGCACCACATCGTCTGTCAATGCTTTGAAAATGTGTTTTTTGCCAGCCGGAATCGTAAGCACCGCAGGGGCAGTGAATTGTCCAATATTTTGCCCGTCTTGCCAAGCCTCGATAGTACCCCGAGAAATGAGGGTAGCGTGGTCGTGTTCATGTACGTGCTGGGATAAACCGCAGCCTGCCTTCTCGATGGTGTACGACCTAATCCAGATGTCATCAACTTCGTCAAATTGAACGTATTCAGTGGGGGTGGTGGTTGTGTGGGTCATACTTTGATCTTTAGAACATTGGCGGCAGTGGTGTCGTAGTAGATGTCGCCCTTGCGGAGATTGGCAAGATCTGCTTGGGTTGGCAGGCTAACTTGGGTTGCGCCGGGAGTTGTTAAGTCAGGTTGGGCGCAGGTTAATGCAGTTACCACCGAGGTAGTCCCAACGCCTTGAGAAGAAAACACAGCGGGAGAGGCGTTGTCCAGTTGGCTAAAGTACAAGCGCAACACGTTGATAAGCTGCTCCATATACTGGCGGTCATACTGATCGGGCGCTGCTGGTAAACGCGGTTGGGTTGCGGTTTTTAATCCCATGCTTATCTCCTACCGTCAGGACGAATATCTATACGCGGTACACCCAACTGCCACTGGACACCAATCTCATCTGAGCTTACCTTAAACGCCATCTGACGACCACGAATCCTGACATACACCTGCTGGGTAAACTGCTGTATTTCATAGGTTCTTTGGTTCTGGTAGTTCTGCGCACTGACAACATCTGGGTTGTTTGAGTCACCATATGGCGCACCGGGGTTGGCGCGGGGGAGTACCGTAAACATGGCAGTTGGCCCGTTTACATTTGATCCGTCAAAGGTCAGGTCAGGGATTAACCGCCAAACAAAGCCAAAGTTGTGTCCGTCCCCAATGTCAAAGTCAGATGAGGTTACCTGCGCCACAATAGGATTTGATGGGTTGACTGTGCCGTCGTCCACCCCATTTTCATGGTACACGAGTAATGCGTTTGTAGTGCCGCCAGCCACGCCATAGGTTGCCGCCATAGGGTATGCACGTAATGCGCTGTCCAGCCATGCAGTGCGCCCTTGAAATGCCGTGCCGGTGTAGTTAACCCAGTCGCCGTAGTACCAGACGTTGTCCAAATGGTTGTATATAACGTAACGATCAATTACATCGGAGTCGGCAGAACAATACTGCCACCACACCTCGTTGTAACCCTCGTTGGTTCCCGCCATAAACTGAAAGGATTGGGTTAAATTTATGTCGTTGTAGACATACTGACGCAAAGTGCATGGCAGAGTTTGAACGCGACCAGAGTACATGTAGAACTTATCCGTGCCCATCCAGTACGTGATGTTGTTAGCGGTTGCTATTGCATTTGGCCCGGCAATGGATATGTTGTTACCTAGAATCTGGAAGCTCCAGACATAAGGTGGGCCAAGGTACTGCATAGAGTAAATGGCAGAATCCGTCAATACTAAAATCTCTTGACGGGTCTGTACGGCTGTAGTAATTTGCGAGCCATCACTTAAACGGAAGCTACCTGCTTGGTTTGTAATAGCGGGTAGCCATGTGGCAAAGCTCTCTTGGTCAGACCAACGAATGAGCAACGGGTCTTGAATCACACTGCTGTAGTCATTAACGCCAAACGCAAGGACAAACCTTGAGGCGTCTGACACCATGACAAAGTTGGCAACTGTTGGGCATGAGGAATCTGTAGTTATAGTTCCTGATTTTGTAACAATTGACGCGCTTGGGCCAAGAAGCTGCGCACGATTAAACGTGTTTGCCGACGCGGAGTTTGCCCAATAATACAGCGCACCACCACGAGCGTTGAAGATCAAGTCCTCGCCAAAGGTTGACTGACTCCATGTGCGAAGCTGCTGACCAATACCTTGACCAGCAGGAGCCGAAATACCCCAACCAGTAAATGTGGTGGACTGAACAACCGCCGTGCCGTTTGTATGTGTAGCAGCCGCGCCAGAGCCAACAGCGCCGCCGACACCATTTCCTTGTAACCCACGAACACACCCAATAAAGGTTGTGGCAGAGCCAATAGCGCCATAAAATATAGTTTCTTGGTCAATCAGAATGTTGCCTGATGCTGTAAACCCAGTTGTTGAGGTTACTGTGACCGTAGTATTTGAATTAGACAGCGTACCGCCGGAAACCGCAGTGGTGGCTGTACCCACAATAAGACCGCCCCAAGTACCAGCGCCCCAGCCCACGTTCTGGGTAAAGATTGCGTTACCTGTTGTGATTTGATAAGCGGCAATAACTGAGCCTCCACCATTGCCCAAGTCGCTTGCATTAGCTGCTACTGAAGACGTTATGGTGTATGTATTACTTGATAGATACGTAATTTGAAACTCGGCGTTAAGTATGGTGGCTGTGATAACACCGCCCAAAGTAACTGCGCCGCTGAAAGTTACAAAGTCACCAGTTTGCGCACCATGTCCTACGTCAGTGACAGTGATTGTTGTTGACCCGTTAGAGGCGGCAAAGGTGGCCTCACCTGCGGTAGTTGTATTGCGCAGCGGGGTTGCATCGTAGTAATTACCGTTTACACCGCTTTGAATATAGTATTTTAAGTTTGTTCCCAGCGCCAACAAGTTGTAACCTGTTAGGTTAAGCCAGTTCCACAACGTACGACAGACACCCCAAAGCGTACCTGTGGTCGGCTGCAACGTAGAAGTATTTGTCCCAGTATCTTTATCCCAGCCGCCAACCTTCTCAGGCATACCAGAGCGGAACCGAATCTTGTTCGATGCGTAATACCCACCCTCGTTGGCATACGAGGTGCTTTCTCTGTTTACACCGGGGCGAAGCTGGAGTTTCTGTAAGGGCATCTTTAACCTACGTTGCGCTCAAAATGAGGGCAATCTACCAATGACTTGAAGTTGCCGCCCCAACGGTTTTTTGGATGCAGGGTTTCCCAATACGCACCCAGCGGCGCAAGGATTACTTTGTCCCAAATGATTTTTCCGTCCTTGAAAAAGTTCAAGTCTATGGCGCAGCGCTTTAGATGGATGGAATTCATGGTCTTGGAACGCCCCGTCTTAAAATAAATGGCTTGCTGTTCGGGTGTACGAGCAAGTTCCCCGCCGGTCACCACGAATCCTTGGTCTGTAGCGTACTGGATTAGCTTACACATGTCCAGCAAAAACGCAGCTTGTTCGGTGCTTAAACTCATTTTTTGCCTTTCATGTCAGCTAATTTCTCAATGGTTCTGCCGCCAAAGTAAGCACCCATGATCAGCATACCCCAGTTACCCAGCAAGGTGACATAAGACTCGTTGGCGTTGTATCCATAGGCAGACATCATGGCAAACAAGAAGTAGCCTAGAAAAATGGCAATCAACGACATGGGGCGGATGTTCTTGGACAACCAAGAATCGCTATTCATGTCCGACTGCCAGCGATCCGTGACGTTGTCGTCTTCGTTTTGTGCAGCCTTGGCAAACAGTTCCAGTTCAGCCAACTCCATCTTGGCCTTTTCAATACCTAGCTCGAGCAGACGTTCTTCATGTTCAAACTGAAGCTGGCGCAGGTTGCTAACGTCTTCTGCGGTTGGGTTGTCAGGTATCGTTACGCCCAAAGTTTTTTCAACAACTTCCTTGCCCTTGGCTTGGATGGCGCTAGACAGCAATGTCAAGCCGTTTTGGGCTAGGCTACCTAGGAGGGATGCGACTATTGGAATCATCTCGTTTTTCCTTTTCAATGTCTCTGCGCAGTTTTTCCATCTTTTCAATCTGCTGTTTGGCTTCATGCTTTGTCTGCATAACATCCATGTACAGCATCCCGAGCAGGGGGAGCAACACTACTATAAGCAAGCAAGCGGCAATCCAACCCACAACTATCTCCCAATCCTGTGCAAGAGGCCGAGGAGCAACCACATATACAGGAGGAATAGGATAGTCACCAGCAGGTACGCCTGCCTTTCTTTTAGGAGCCGCTCCTCCTCTTTGCGTTGCCATGACTCATCATCCCGTTTCTTCCTTGCCTTGTCCTGCTCTACCTTGATGACATCTCGCATATCAAAAACTTTTGAGTACAAAGCCCCCATCTCTTTAGGAGCGCCGTACACCATTGCCTCTCTGATCTCCGTCTCCAACAGCGCCATCTGGTCTTGAGCCATTACCCGTTTCAGGGCGGCTTCCATTAGGTTAGCGTCGGGGTCGTAGACAGTTTTGCTCTTCTCTTCCTCTTCCCTTATGTGCTCGGCAAGCTGTTCTTGGAGCTTAAAGAACGCTGAAAGCTGAGTAACGATGTCAGCCATGACTTGGGTTTCGTTGACGGCAACGTAGGCTTCTTTCTTTTTCGCCACAGGCTTGGGGCTTGCGGTGGGCGCTGTTCCGAAGAGCTTTGCCCAGAATCCTCTGACGGCTTTGACATCTGAAGCAACTTCATCAACCGTTTTCTTAATTTCCATAAAAGACGTTTTAGCGTCTTTATAGAGTTTGCACCCCTGCTTGATGGCGGCAACGCAAGCGTTAGCGGCAAAGAGGATGCTGAGAGGATCAATTTACAGCCCCAGAAGTTGCTTGAGTATCTTTTACGATAGCGCTTGGATTTTGGCTGTCAAGGCAGCAAGTTCTGCCATGAGTTCTTCTTTGGTTGGTGCGGGTAACTCAGTACGAGGGACGTATGCCGCTTCTTCCGCATCTCTTGCCGCCTCTTCTTCTGCGGTAAATGGGATTGGGCCTTCTGCCGTCATGTGATGTCTAGACATGGTGTTTCCTTATGAATTAGCGAGGCCGTAGAGTCGAAATACTCCAGTCAATATATTGCCAGAAGCGTAAAAAAATCGAACCCCTGTGAGTGCTTCAAAAGAAGTAACAAACTGCCCAGAGCCAAATAGTGGGGAATTTGTAGTACCCACCATTGACCCATTCCAACTTATACTTTTAATCGTGGCAGTGCTTGTCGGTGCATTAATTCTTATATGCATATCGGATGTAGAACCGGGTACGGTTGCACGACTATCCTGTACATTGCCGCCCATAAGGTTAATCATATCCGTTGCGTTACCAGTTTGTGCGGAATACGAAGCTGACGTATTGTCTGGTCTTGCGGCGTGATAGTTATATCCCGATGTTTGATAAGTCCCATTAATTTTTAATCTCACCCTTATATTATTGGTATTTGCACTTGGAGCCGCATTACTAAAAACAATAATATACGAGTCATATGTACTGTTAAATGTTGTCTCAAGATCAACTGTAGCGGAGTTAGAAGCGGTAACGGTGGACAACAAAGTCAAAGCACCAGAACTTGGCGTAGCAAAACTTAATACCCCTGACCCATTGGTTTGAAGTACTTGACTTGCAGAGCCGTCTGAAGCTGGCAGTGTGTAAGGCCGGAATACGGGTGCACCCGCACCCCCAGAAACTACAGGCTGTCCAGAAGTTCCAGCCGCCGTGTTTGCGTAAGTTGACCCATCGCCGTACGTTATGCCGCCAGCGGTGGGTGTGTTGTTACCTGTGATGATTACTGGCATGTGTTACTCCAATGCTTGAATTTGGGCTGACAACGCGTTGAGTTGAGCCATCAACTCTTCTTTTGTTGGTGCTGTGACTGGCGTTGGATTGGCTCGTTCTGCCGCCCGTGCTGCTTCCATAGCATCCCATTCCGCTTCTTCTTCGGCGGTGAATGGGATTGGACCTTCTGCTGTCATGTGGTGTCTAGACATGATGTTTCCTTATGAATTAGCGATGCCGTAAAGTCGGAAACTACCTGCGGTAATATTTCCATTTCCGTTTGTAGAAAACCTGATGCCAGTTAAAGCCGCAGTTCCTGTATTGATTCCAGAGCCTACAATTGAGAATAGAACGCCAGCAGCACTAATACAGCCGCCTTGCCATGCAACCATCTTGGACTTTGTTGTGCTTGATGGATTTGAAACGTGCATATAAAAATTGGCCATACGATTTGCCGCATTTCCTATGTTGTCTATAAAATAAATATTAGAGGATGCTCCTGAATTGTAGGCAGAATAAGTTCCGCTATTTGAACCATTTGATGCTGAATGATACAAATAAGTTGTTGTGGTTATATACGAGCCACCTATTTTCATTTGGCAAACCAATGGCACACCATCACTCGCAACAGAAATCCCAGATGCTTCTATTAGGTAGACATCGTAGGTACTACTAAAAGTTGTCTCAATATCTACCGTAGCTGAAGCTGATGCAGTGACAGTTGATAGCAAAACTAAAGCACCGGTACTAGGCGTTGTCCAAGTAGGCGCAGAACCAGTCCCTGACGAAGTTAGCAATTGACCGTTAGTGCCATAAGATGGGGAAGACCCCACACCTATTGAGCCGTTTGCGGCCAAAGTAACAGAAGGTGTTGTGCCGTTGACTTGAAGTTGTAGTTCGCCCGACGTATTGCCGGTGCTTACTAGCGCCGTGCCGGATGTTGTACCTGCTGCAATATTACTCATGTTTTACCCCAGTGCGTTGATTTTTGCTGTTAAGGCTTGCAACTCTGCAAGCAGTTCTTCTTTGGTTGGCGCGGGGGTAGGTTCTGGTTCTGGGGCTTTTGGGCGATTGTCAACAAATTGACCGTTGATGTAATCCCAATCAATACCGCCAACTTTGCAAAGCACCCAACCCTGTTGAGCCGCAAAATCATCATCAGCAATTACGGTGTTTACCACTTTGCCGTTTTCAATTTGTGCATATGTTTTCATGTTTAAAACTCCACGACGCAAACGCCGCCTTGACCATCTACTGAAGAAGTAGTAGATGACCCAGAACTTCCAGAACCATACCCAGTTCCTGCAAAAGAAGAAGGACCTGAACTAAAAACTGCTGCCCCTATACCAAGTAAAGTAGAGCCACTGACGGATGGTCTATTCCTAGCACTACCAGACACTTCAACTGCGGGGCATCCTCGCCCTCCTGCAACATTCAAATCACCACCAGTTGCTGTGCCGCCAGCAACAGAAGCCCCGTCTGGCGTGGTTCCAATACCTGCTGAACCACCATTTGCAGTTAATGTCGTAAACCCAGACAAAACAAATGTTGAATTTCCACCTGCGTTTCCGTTGGTACTGCCAATAGAAACTATTCCCAAGCCACCAGAGCCAACAGTAACGGTTGCAGTTGCGCTGGGCGTTGCTCCTGTAAACCATTTAACAACAGAGCCACCGCCAGCGCCGCCGCCAGCAGCATGACCGTCACCCCTTGTGCCACCACTACCGCCGCCACCAACGATGGTCACTTTAAACTTGCCTGAAGATGGGACAGTAAAAGAACCAGAGGATGTAAACACTTGTGCTTGAGAAAACCCGCCGCCCGGAGTTCCCCATGACGGGGCACCGCTAGTAGTAGCTGCAAGGAATTGACCTGTCGTGCCATTTGTTAAAAATGCCGTAGTGCCCGTAGATGATTGATAAACAACCGTATTTGCACCGCCGCCAGCGAGGTTGGTAGCGGTAGCCGCAGTTCCGCTGGCTGTTGTCAAAACCGTGCCGCTTGTAGCAGGTAAAGTCAACACTGTAGCGCCAGACACAGCTGGTGCTTGTAGGGTTACAGAACCCGATGTGTCGCCTGCAATAACAACTGAACTCATATGATCCCCTTAAATGACAGCCCAGCGCTGGCCGGAAGAAACTGTGACAGCAAACCCGCTGGAAATTGTAATTGGCCCTACTGAAAACCCGTTTGTACCAGAAGCAATTGTATAATTTACCCCGATAGTCGTGTTGT